GTTCAAGCTGCGCAACTGACGTAGTCAAAAACTCCAAAATAGATTTTCATATAGTTTGGAAAATTAGGAAGACAATACCCTTTTATTATTCTCTCGCTAGATTGGTCACTCGCCGACGCAATATGTCCCGTAATTTTAATATTAAAGTCGTTGATGAAGGAACAAATTTTAGGTATATAATTACGAGTCAGTGTTTAAAATCTACGATTCTTGCATATGAAGGGGTTAGTCAATTTAATGATGAAGATACACAAAAAGATATGATGTATAATGCTCTTGCTTTTTGGGAGCATTCATATGGCATAGGACTTATTCCACATCCTTGTAAATTTGATCAAGTAAAAATTAAGATGGATTTAAAGTTACATAATCTTATGTTTCCTAACTGGGTTTATACTGTTCCTCCTTATATTCGTAAGCACACAATAGCTGAAAGTCCTATACCTCCGGTACCACCTTTTATGTATGCTAGATTGCAAGATATAGATGTCTCTCGCTTTTCTCGGTACTCTCGTAAATATTTTGAACAACATGTTTGGTATGGTAACAGGTTTGACGATAATTCAAGGAAACTTGCAGTACCTTCTGTTGTACCATCGTTACAAGCACTTATTTTACGTAGATTGTCGTTGGCTAACTATTGTGGTGCGGATTCGTGTGGCCCTATAGCTGAATCTACGTTAAAAAACCTGTATCCTTTGAAAATTCCCTTGTTGCTTTCAAAATATGGTAAGAATGTTCATAAAGGAATCAGTGATGTATTTATGCGAAAAACACTTAATATGGGGACGCAAGTATTATATAGTATAATGGGTACGTATAAATATTTTGGCAGCTATGTTTTCAAGTATACAAGAGACAGGTTGTATCAATTACCTTTTCCGTCTAATAGTAGTTCCGGTATACGAGAAGGTCATGATCGCGAATTTGTTGTGCAGAACCAGAAGATAAAATTAAAACATACTGGTTCAAAACGGTTGCAGGCTCCTTATTCGTTCGCAGCCGTTACTAGATACATAGAAGATTTTTTGAACGGAGGTACTCCTGATCCACCAGAAAGATATAGTCAGATTGCCTTTAAATATGAAGTTGCAGACATGATGTTTAAATTCAACTTAGCGAAAAGTGAAGCCATGTTAAAGTGTCGTGAATTTTTTATTTCACATCAGGTTGATTTTCTACTCGCAGAGGTCGTATTTGGATTTAGGAACCTTGTTGAACGTGGAAATACTATTAAGATTGGCCATAAGTGGTGGCATGGTGGAGCTCATATTTTCGCTACTGAGTTAGGATATCCTAACAAAGATATTGAGTATGATACAGGTGATATTAAAGGTCAAGATTATACATCTCAATCGTATACTCTTAGAATGTTTGCAGTTACCGCGTTGTTATATATAGACCCTAATTCACCTGATTATAGATTGTATTTATATATGCTAGAACATCAAATGGATTACTTAATTGCCAAATTAGTTAATATGTTTGGAAATATGTGGAGATGGATAGTAGGCACGATGCCGTCCGGGCATTTTGTTACATCTCATGGTAATTCGTGGATTCTAGCAATGTATTTTTGGTCTTATATTTGTGCTGTTCATTTGCGTAATCCTAGAGCTAAGTTGCTGTGTCGTAAAGACAATCGATTTGTAGTAGGTGATTATTTTATTAGATTTCCTGTTTATGGGGATAATCACGTAGTTGCAGCGTGTAAAAAAGCTCGTCGATTTATTTCATACGACGGGTTTTGCGAATACGTGAGTGGATTTGGAATTGTGATACATGATATACAACGTAACGTTTCTTTGATATCTGTGCCCAACACTGCTGGTAATCTAAAAGTTGCTGGATTAGTTTTTTTAAAAAGGCATCTGATTGAAGTCAAGGTTGCAGGTACAATCCAAGTAGTCCCATATAAAACGTATTATGCTACAGCGAGTAAAATAGTCTTTGGAAACTCGCAACGTCTCAATGACTATGACTGGATGCTAGCACTTGCTGGATTAGCGTATGATTGTATGGGAACAAATGTTTACGTCTATAGGATAATATTAAGCTTGTTCGTGTCAATACAAAGAAAAGTCATGAGCGAGGGTGGAAAAAGTTATGAAGATTATATGAGGTTAGCTAGCGCATCCACTCGTAGAGTAAGAAGCCTTCTGATGAAGGCACAAATATCATTAGAAGAGTTGTCTAGATTTCCGACCTTGAAAATATTATTATCTATGCACGCAGTTGACTTACCTAAAGCTTATTTTGTATCAGAACCTAACGATAGTGGAATGGTGTGGGAGGAAAGAGAGGGTATTGGAAAGAGAAAAACAGAATTCCCGTCTAATTAGGGAAAAAAAGGG